GCGCTCAACTAACATAAGGAAATTTAAAATGGCACAATTTACAAGAACAAATGGTGACTTTAAACCAGTAATGAACTATGACCAACCAGGATACACAAACACTGGCGTCAATACAATCACAAGCGGTGCAACAGTTCAGCCAATGGGTCCAAAGCTTGCCTTTGGAACAATCACATTTAGTGGTGCTGCAACACCAAGCGGATCAGATTTAGCAATCACATTCCAAACAATTGAACAATTGGCTACAATGATGATTTATGAATTTACTGAAGTTGGAAGTGGAACAGACACTTTAGCAGTTGGTATCTACCCAGTAGAAGCATGGGATTTCACAAACGGTGGAAACTTAGACGTTGCTTTAACAGCAGCATTAGGTTACGCAGTTGCAACATCAGCATCAGCAACATTCACAAACTAATTTTTAATTAGTTTAATTAAGGCCCGAGATTTTATTCTCGGGTTTTTTATTGCGTAAATACTTTATGTCACAGATTATTACATGTTATACATTATTTGATTGTACAAAGACAGGAGTTAGACAACGTTCTAAGGTTCCTGATAATTCACACGCGGATAATTATATCTATAAACGTAATACACAAGCCAATTTAGACACAATCCTACAAATTATTAGCTTAAGAAGTCAACCTGAATTAATACGAGAACCAAATAAAATTAATAAGAAAATCAAAACCACAGAGTTTGGGTTTATGTATGAAATTAACGAAGAATCATGTAATGTGTGGTTTTTCGATTTTGAAGTTCAACATGCTAGTGTTTTTAATAATAATGTTGATTTGTTTGGTCATCTTTTCAATGATTGTGATAAAATACCAATGATAAAATGTAAGGACGAACATCCTGATTTAAGTAATTTTTTAGATATTAGTCCAGAATTACGTAATATATATTTTGAGATAAAATGAATAAAAAACAAGATGTAATAGACAAGTTTGTAATTAAAGAATTAAGTAAAGAGTTGAAAAACTGGTTTATTATTCAGGAGAAAGACGATTACTTGCTTTTTAACCAGTTTAAAATAGTTAATAGAAATTCACATTATGAAGTTTTACATTTAAATAACTCCTTAACAGAAAGGTTTTACAACTTAAAGAATGCTGTAACTTGGTGTATATGCGAGAAACTTAAAAAATATGATGACAGTGAAACTATTAGGAACCTAGATAGAAAAATTGAAAATTATAAAACCAGTGAGTCTATTCATAAAAAGCTACTAATTAAGACTAAAGAAAAAAGTCAAAAAGAAATCTATTACATTAAATTTGTTGAAGATGTAAAACAAAAAACTTTAGCCCAAAAAGAAATGGAAAATTACATAAATATAAGTAGATACTGGTTAAACAAGAAGCTAAATGAGTTAACACAATAATAGCATTTTATGATAAATATTTGATCAGATTGGAAAATTATTATGAACCTAAACGATTTTGACAAACGTAGACTTGCTAGCAAAGCACTTAAAGAGAACTTTGCTATGCAATTTGACCCATCTAAACTAGATAAGATTAAGACACAAACCATGTTAATGAAGGTTCGTAAAAGTTTAGGCGAAGCTAAGACTAGCAAAAACTTTTATGAGGCACAAAGGTCTGAAAGTTATCTAAAGCTTGTATTTATGGAGCAAGCATTAAAAGAACATTATAGTAAACTTCTAAAACAAAAAACACGTATTGTGTTTGAAAATGAAGAAGTTGAAAAATCACAAGTAATCTTAGCAGCACAGGATATGGTTGATAGTGTTCAGAAAATGCTTGAAGATGTGGGTGAAATGCAAGTTAAAGAATTACCTGCTCTTGTAAGTAGTATTGAAAGCGAAATGGATGCTAATAAAGCACAGGAGTTCAATACTCAAGTTAGCCAGCAACTTGATACCTTAAGCGAAAGTTTGAAAGCTGGGTTTGATGGATTAAAAGCAGCATTAAATCAATTAACAGGTGTTGGTGGAGGTGTGGCGCAAGCATTTGACACTGGTGCTGAGTTAGGCGCAGCAGCTGGTGCTGAAGCGGGTCTTGACGCAGGATTAGAAGCAGGAGCTGAAATGGATGCTGAAATGCCACCTGTTGAAGAACCTGAACCTGCTCCAGTTGGTGGCGTAGGCAGAGCAAAAAGATAATGTTATTGTATGAGTTTGACGATCCACAAGATAGCAATTTAGTTGTCGCAGTGGATCGTTTAGCCCACGATTTAGATAGTGGGAAAATTAATAGTGAATGGACTGTGGACCAGCTATTGACTTACCTTGAACAATATGATATCATATTGGACGTTAGTGACATACTAAAACTATATAAAAAGCCTCCAATGAAAAAAGTAATTAGTAATATACAAAATGATAAAGTAGTTTGGCGTAGTGAAAACATGCCGGCTGATTCAGGTACTCCAACCGATAAAAACGAAAAAACAGTAAAACAAATGGCTGACCGTGCTAACAAGTTATGATAAGTGTTACTGAAGTAGCAGCAGAAAATATACAAAATAAAATAGTCAAACGTGGCAAAGGCATAGGAATTCGTATTGGTGTTAAAACCACTGGTTGTTCAGGATTAGCTTACATACTTGAATATGTTGATAGTCCAAACACTACTGATATTGAATATATTGATAAGAATTGTAAAGTTTATGTTGACCAAAAAGCTATGCCCTATTTAGAGGGACTAACAATTGACTATGTTAGAAAAGGACTTAATGAAGGTTTTGAATTTACAAATCCAATGGAAAAAGACCGATGTGGATGCGGTGAAAGTTTTAGAGTTTAAGTGAAGTATATCCCAAACAAATACCCCTATATAGAATTAAAGCGTGAAAATTTAAATGGTTCACGTAGATATATTACTCCTGATGGAAATCCAGTACCTAGCGTTACTACAATACTGAGTGCTACTAAAAGTGAAGAAAGCAAACAAGCATTAAATGAATGGCGTAAACGTGTAGGAGAAAAACGTGCTACAGAAATTACTACTGAAGCAGCAGGACGCGGCACACGTATGCATAAATGGTTAGAAAACTATATTAAAACAGGATCTACTGGAGACCCAGGTAGTAATCCATATAGTATTCAAAGTCATCAAATGGCACAAAGTATTATTACAAAGGGATTAAGCAAGTGTAATGAATTTTGGGGCACTGAAGTAAGTTTATACTTTCCATTAGTTTATGCCGGTACAACAGATTTAGTTGGAGTACATGATAATACAGAGTGTATTATGGATCATAAACAATCTAACAAGTTTAAAAAGCGTGAATGGATTGATGATTATTTTTTACAATTGGCAGCATATGCCACAGCACATAATGAAGTACACAATACTAAAATAAGAAAAGGTGTAATCTTTATGTGTACCGCAGACAATGTATATCAGGAATTCATTATTGAAGGGTCTGAATTTGATGATTACGTTAATAAATGGTTTAAAAAACTAGAAGAATACTATACCAAGATAAGTTAAAACTTGATAAATAGCTATAGTAACCCTAAGAAAACACTATGGCTATTATACAAATATCAAAAATTCAGGTAAGATCAGGTGATTTAGTTGATCTTCCACAACTAGACGAAGCAGAATTTGGATTTGCTAACGATGAAAAACGATTATTCATCGGTAAAACTACTCCAAATGAAAACGTAGAAATACTAACTGCCTATTCAAGTTTAGGTTTTTCACAAATTGCTGGAGCAAATGGTGCTAATTTAAGTCTTAGTAATTTTGAAGATGGACAAGTTTTAGCAATTTCAGATGTTGGTGGAAATTTATTTGTTACGAATCGTGGTGGTACAAAAGGTGGGGAAATTAACTTAGGTGCTGTTGGCAACATTACAATTACAGGTGGTAGTAGCGGTCAAGTACTTACAACAGATGGTACTGGAAATTTAAGTTGGTCAGCAGGTGGAGGTACTGGTGGCAGTCCCGGTGGCAATACCACAGAAGTACAATTTAATTCAAGCGGTTCATTTGCTGGAACTAGTGGATTCACATATATTACAGGAACAGGAACACTTAATGTCCCAACCAATGTTAATACATTAAATGTAAGTGCTAATGGATTAGCCTTATTATATGCTAACGGATTGATAACAGGCGCAGCTATAAGTAGTGCGGGTGATCTTTATGCTGCTGCTAACGCTAATGTTGATATAAATTTAAGAGTTACAGGAAATGCTAATGTAGGTAATTTAGGTACGGCTGGATTAATTGTAGCAACGGGTAATGTAACTGGTAGTAATATTAGGACAGCAGGTCAATTAGTTTCAACCGTAGCAACAGGTACAGCTCCTATATCAGTTGCCTCAACAACAACTGTGGCAAATTTACGTGCTGCTAACGCAGTTTATGCTGATAGTGCAGGTACAGCTGGCACTGCTACAAGTGCCACTACAGCAGCCACAGTCACAGCAACAGCGCAGCCAAACATTACAAGTGTTGGTACTTTAGACTCATTATTTGTTACAGCCACAGTAACAGCAGGTAATTTAAGCACAGGTGGGAATTTATCTGTGACAGGTGGATATGCTAATGTAACAGGAAATGTACAAATAAATAGTGGTAATATTACCTTAAGTGGTGGCAATGGATTGATCTACACGGGTGGTAATATAGCATCTAATAATATAAGTGTTGGAGCTTCTGGACTTGCTGTTCTGTATTCAAATGGATTAATTACATCAACGGGGCTTGCTATAAAAGCTTCAGGCGGTCCAACTGCGAATATTGTATTATATGGTAACGGAGATGCTACAATAAAGGGTACTAGTACTTTTGAAGGTAACATTAATGTACAACAAAAATCTAATTTAGGGCCAGCAAGTAATGTTATTATCACTGGTGGTACTAATGGGTACTTTTTACAAACCGATGGTGCTGGTAATTTAAGTTGGGCAGTAGCAGGTGGCGGTGGTAGTACTGTTCCAGGTGGTAGTAACACACAAATTCAATTTAATGATTCAGGCAGTTTTGGCGGTAATAATAGTTTTACTTTTAACAAAACTTCAGGTAATTTAGAAATACCAGGTAATGCTAGCTTTGGTGGCAATTTAATTCTTGGTAATATTAGTGCTGGTAATGTTTCAATTAATTTAAGAGATGCAAACGGTGCTAATACTGACACTTCAATATTTTACACTTCGTCAGTGTTAGAAAGAGTTGGCGTGATTTTGAATAATACTGAGTTATTATCATTAACATCAACATACAATCAATTAACTGGTAATTTAATAGTAGCTTCTGGTAATTTATCAGTAACGACAACTGGCACATTCTTATTAGCCAATGCGAATGCTACAACTATTCAAGCTTTTGGAGCTGCTAGTGCTATAGCGATCGGCGCAGCAGGTAGTACTGTAAACTTACGTGGAAATTTAGTAGTAGATAAAACTATTAATTTCATCGATTCAACTGCTCCAATAGACGATACATCAATAAGCTACAGAGATGCTTCCTCTCCACCGGAAGGATTTTATTTTACCTTAAATGGTGTAAACAAACTAGTGGTAAAAAATAGTGGAGGTACTGTAAATACAGGTAATTTAGAAGTTATTGGTGATGGATTAGGATATGGTTCAGGGTCGGGCGGAACTGTAACACAAACAGGGTCTAGAAATACTGGTGTTACCATTAACAAACCAACTGGTAGTATTACATTAGTAAGTGCCGCAGGGTCACCAACGTGGACATCGTTTACGGTTACAAATAGTACAATAGTAGCAACAGACACAATTATTGTCAATCAAAAGTCAGGGTCAGATTTATATCAAATTTTTGTAACAAGTATTGTATCAGGTAGTTTTAATATAACGTTTGCTACTACTGGTGGTACAACTATAGAACAACCAGTTTTCAATTTTAGTGTGATTAAAGGTGTAACAGCTTAATTTAAGGAAATTTTTTATGTCAACATATGTTTTAGAATCAAGTGGTACAGTCGCAACAAGTGCTAATATTGCCACAGATAAAGTGCGTATTTCAACTACAGCAAACAGTATTTTATTTGCTGTTGGATATCCTAATGTAACAGCAACAGGAACAGTAACCACATTGACTAACTCAAAAACTGTTACTGGAGTTGGCACTACATTCCTTACCGAATTAGATATTGGTTGGTGGATCGGTAATAGTACAGGAACCACAGTTGGTATAGTTCAAAGTATTGGTAATAATACAAGCCTAACTTTAACAGCGAACGCTGCTGTTGCTTTAACAGGGGGTACTATTACAATAAGTCCATATGGTGTTCCATATGTGGATGATGTATTAGACGCAAGTAATTGTCCTAGGGCAAGTGGTATTGTCCCATCGAATACTGTTTTAAATGATGTATTTGTAGGACAGGGTAACGTTATAACATATGTAAACGTTGAATCAGGTAATTGTATTTTTAGTGTTACTGAATTAGGAATGCCTCATGCCGATACAGGCACGTCTGGCTACAATTTATAGTTCTAGCTAAATACTATATCATAAATTTTTATGATTTATGCGGTCCCCGCCGCGTAGTGGCTAGAACCCACGTAACTTAAGGAGAAAAACAAATGGGTCGTCCTTTAAAAATTGCCAAAGCGCAAACAGTTTTAACAGTAACTAATACTACTACATCTACGAATATAGTTACAGTGTCAGAAAACTTAACAAATTTAGGAGTAATTGCAGGAATGTCTTTTGTACCTTCAACAACAACAGGTACAAATCTTATCGCGGGTACAACATATTATATCTTAGAGGTAAAAGGAACATCAACGTTTACTGTTTCTGCTACTGAACTTAGTGCGAATCCTACTTATGCTCAAGTTGCTTTAACCACAGGTACCACCGCATCAAACTTGTCAGTTGGTGTAGTTGATAGTGGGTTCAACAATCCTGAAGGGTTAGCAAACACATATGGAGTTGTTGGTGGTAATACTGCTATTTACGGTAATCAAGTTTTATGTCGTGTCGCTATCGGTGTAGCAGGTAATGGCACAGTTTATGCTTCAACAGGAAGTGCCTTAGTATTTGGTGATGCTAACACATCCTTTGACACTAATTTTGTAGCAGGAACAAATATTTCTATTACTGTTCCTAACGGACAGCAAACAGATTACACAAGTCTTGGATTTGTAAGTTCGGTAGGTAATACTGATGTTGCTGTAGCAAATACAGTAGTAAGTGGTAATATTATCGGTGTATCATCAGGTGACGCTACAAATTTAATAGTAAACAGACCAATTCAGTTCCTTGCTAACATAGGTACTTTAGTTGCTAATACAACTTATTTTGTCAAAGCAGTAGCAAATAACGATGCATTTACAGTATCAGCATCGCTAGGTGGTCCAGAAGTACAAATGACAGCAAATACATCAGCTACAACAGGTAGACAACAAGTAGCATATTTAGCTGGTCCAGCTTCTTTGGCTAATGCTTCAGGTAATAGTTATGTCTATTCACTTGATGAAGCAGGGTTTATTTTGCGTCAAAAAGGTAAGCAAAAATATTTAGTTCAAGGTGCTACAAGCGGTTTAGTTGCTCAATGCTTAACAGCTAATTTAGCTAACGCAGCTTTAGTTCCAAATTCAATGAATATTCTTGCTACATATGCTAATAGTGCTACACAGTATGTACAAAGCTTAAGTGATATTGACAGTGAATTGTTTACAGCAACATCTGGACCAATCGCAAGTGGAAATATTGTATTAGCCAATGCTGATCCAGTTTATGTAACATTTAATAGCGGTGTCGCTGCTAATACAGCTAATGGTTTAATCTACGAATTGGTACAGATCCCAGGCGCATAAAATGGCCCAACCCTTACAAGTTCAAACACAAACTGAAGTCGCAGTCCTTCAAGTTCAATTTAAAAATCTAGACGAAAAAGTTGATGATTTAAAAGTTGATCTTAAGGATCTGCGTGTAGCACTAGAAAAACATAGTGAGGAACATACTCAGATGATGAAAGATATGCAGGAGTCTGCTAGTGAAGCACATAAAAGTATGGCTAATAAAATAAACGCACTTGAAAAATGGCGTTGGATGTTAATGGGTGCTGGTGTTGTTATTGGAGCTTTAGGTTGGCCAACACTTGGGAAAGTGTTAGGTATGTAATGTTGAGGGGCTAGACCCCTCAATTAATTTTAATTTTTCTTTCACAATATCAAAATTAATAGTATTAAATAATCCAGGATGTAATGGTTTGGGATATAATGAACTTTCTACCCAAGCATAACCATAATGTTCGTTATTTAATATTGGCATAAATTCGTTTTTAACTTCACAGAAAAATGTATGATATGTAAAATTATAATTGACAAATTGTTGAATTGGAATTAATTTATGATTTGTAATATCATAATTAATTTCTTCCATACATTCACGTTGTAAAGCTTCAAAAAGTGTTTCTTTATTTTCTACTTTACCACCTGGTATGCTCCAAGTTTGACTTTTAATATCATTTCTTAATAGATATAAGTAACGATTCGTAGATTTACTATAGAAAAATATTCCAACACCTGTGCTCATCTAATGATTTATCTCTATTAGATGACTATTGAAAAATCTCCTGCTGCGTACCAACCTTCATATGACTTCATCCAACTACCGTTAGCATATCTATATTGAACATTGTTCACAATATTTGTAACAAATTGAACGGTTGTAGCATTCTCGCTATCAAAGCTTACTTCCCATTCCATAGTATTGGCGTTGAATTGTACGATATCGTTAGCATTTGCTACTAAATTGCCCCAAGCTACAGTTGTATCTCCGTCACTGCCTATATTGTCAACGAGCAAATATCTAACGTTAGGTGTAGGCCCAGGTAGTCCTGCGTTTGGTCCTGTTACTTGTGGATTAACTACTCCGTCTACAGCAACCAATGTGTTTTGTGGTAAAGTATCAGGGTCAACATTATAAATTAATAATCTATCATCTAATGGATCTGGTACTATAGTTCCAACTATTTCTGTATTTAAGTAAGGATTTTGTAACCATATTTGACTTATTCCAGGACGTACAGCTCCATATACATTTAAAAAGCTTGACCAATATATAGTTGTATCAGGAGGACTAATATTTTCTAAATTACTGTTTGGTGGATTGAAAGGTTGGTTTTCAGGTAGTACCTGTAATGTGTTCCCTAAGTATAATAACTTATAACCAAATGGTGTAATTTTTTGCCTTGTCCCTAATAATAAATCATCATTTTGTGTAGCCATTAAACTATTACCTTGAAAAATACTAGCAATAATTTTTTCAATAACACCAAGTTTCTTAAGCTTACTACTTGTACTTAGCCATATTGGCATGTAAAATTTCCAACTTAAAACGTCAATTGGGTTATTTGTTCCTTGTGGAATACTTCTACTACTAAATGTTAAACCATCTTGGTAAACTACAGTTAAACTGGTCCAATCTATAAAATTATCAGTGCTTTGTATTTCTAAACTAGGATTAAACAATGTAGCTAACTGTTCTAGTAATTCTAATTTTTGATTATAGTTAGTACTCCAAAAATCTACAGTTATCCTTAATGTATAAGGCACAGGCATTAATCTTTCAATACTAAACGCTTGTCCTTGTGTAGTTTCATAAGACGTACTTTCTTCGTTGTAAGCACGTTGTCTAACATTCAACTTATCTACAAAAAATGGTTCTTGCGTTCTTTTTTGATCATACTCAAGTCCACTTATGTAATATGTTATCATAGGAGCACTTGGTAAACTACTAGCACTATTATTTGCTTGTATTGTAGCAGCCTGCCTACTTTGATCACCGTACATTATGGGAACACGTATTAAAATGTCGTTACCAGCAGGATCTTTTCCTTTGGTAACATACCAGTTACTAAATATTTTAGCGAACTGGATTAAAAAACGACGGATTTGATTATCATAGAAGAACTGTGCCAATTGTAATACCCTTTGCTATGTTGTATTTATTGTTTAATTTTATGGTATAGGGGGAATCACGTCTGGCTTTAAGTCTAATATTGAACTTAATGGCTGTGCTTCAGGAACAAAGGTTTGTGTCTGCTGTAAATAAATTGTATTACTATCATTTATAAATAATGATTTACGTGATTTGTCGTTTAATGTGAAGCCTGTTTCTGTTCTTACATTTTCACTAATTCTAACCCACATGACACCGTCCCAACGATATAATATTTGTGGCAGATAATCAATGCGTAGGAAATAATCACCCACTTGAGGATTTGATGGAAAGCTTATACCTGCCCCAGTTGGTAATCCATTTGGTGCTGTGTCTGAACCTGTTAAATATCCTGCGCTATAACCAAAACTTCTAGGTGTGCTACGTGTGATGTATTGGAATCTAGGATCACAATCAGCACGATAATCCATTTGTTGAGTTATTGTGCCTGTAAATCCAGGTGCTTCTGGGTTTTGATCAGCTTCAGCATATGTATTATCAGCAGTACCATATGGCCCTGTAATGGCTCCCATTGATTGTACTAACAAGAATTTAGAACCTTCAACTGCTCCTGACCCGCTACCAATTTTTTCTGATTCTAATTCAAGCACCTCAAGTTGAGCTTGAATAAATTTATCAAGTTTTTCTCCCCAATCTTGGGTATAGAATGTTTTAGCATTTAGTTCCCATATATTGTGTAAAGATTCTTTAGGAACTTTAATACCATAACTTACTTTTTTGTATTTTGGATCCCGCATAGCAATAACACCACCTGTTACTGTTGTGCTAGGTGCTCCTGCGCTGCTAGTTACAATATTAATCGGAGGAGCAGGCTGACCAATTTTATCACTTGGTACTCCATTACTTTGGTATTCTCCGTATGTTGGAACAACGTAAAGTTTACTGTTGTCATAACCTGCTTTAGGTACAATCCTTTGCGCCTCGTTGAGTTGGGCATTATTTACTGAAATATTGGTGTTGTATCTACCTAATATATCACGTAAGTTTTGATTTGTATCTAAAGCCCAATATGCTGGATTTGGGGGATTTATTCCTATTGGTACCTCTGCTATTGAAATATAATTTTTATCACCATATGTAATAACATATCCTGATGGATAAGTTCTATCTTTGTCCCAAAGACCTAAATAATTATCTTGGTTAATTGGCTCAGTTAGTATTTGACTAAATTCTTCACTATCAACTAATGGCTCACACTTAATACGCCACAAGTGTGGAAACCAAGTTTGACTAAAACCCTCACTCGCATAATTTGCGTCAGTTATTTGCATAAAACGTTTAAGTGCTACTGGGATTGTTTCTTTTAATGGGTTATAGTCTAACAAATGCGGTAACTCAAGTACATCGCCAACCATTAGCTTTCTGCCTATAATGTCAATCATATCATTATAATGAACTACAATGAAAATAATGTCGTTGTTTAAAAACAACCCAAATTGACTTAGGTCAAAGTCTAAATTTTGTACTTGATAATGACCACGTAATCTATAAATGTTTGGGTCATATGTCCGATCTCTATTTTCAAGAAATAATAAATCCTGTATATTAGTAGGATCTAATTTATCATATTGTGGTTGAGTATAATCAACACTAGGTCCTTGATCAGTAGGACCCAAATATTTGTGAATGTAAAGGTCTGTACCACCTACAGTTAGTTGTTCAGATATGGTTCTATCAAAAAATCTGTAGTCGTTTTGTTTATTTGGACGGTATAGTGATAACTTTGGCATATAGTATTTATCGGGCAAGGTTGACAATAAATAACAGGTCGTGTATAATCAACGATGTTTACTAGATGGAGCTAACATGGCAAGAAATGCTAAAAAACCAACGAAACAAGCTTTTGTAAGTGTAAAATCAATCGTAATTAAAGACCCTGATACCAAATATTATGGGGAAGAACCCGAATTTACACTACAGCCCGATAATCGTACTGTAGCTCTTATGAAGGGTTTTACTTGGTACACAAGATTTTTGACTAGGAAAGAAGCAAAAGACTTTCTTTGCCAATATGTAGAAACAAATGGTAAGTCAGAAGATAGTAAAGTTATGCGTAGGATTGATGAAAACGAACTTATCCCAACGTTGGGATGGTTAGCAAGAATGAGTTTGCGTGGATTGGAACTTAATGAACATGAAACACTCACACTAAAAAATGAAATCGCAAGATTGATTCGTTCGGTACACAAACCTGAACTCAAACAAAAATCACAAACTGGGAAAAACGCAGTAGAAAAAACTGTGGTTAAAGCACGTCCTAATGTACATGAAATTATGAAAGACAAGGCACGTGAAGCAGCAGGTGAACTTGAGGGGTTAATTGATGAGTTTATTCAATCAGGAGCAAAAACAATTGCTACTAAAACAATGGATGAACTTACTAAGAAAAACGTATTACCACAGCATACAAGTATCTTAATTGACATTTGGAATAAAAAACTTGATGAGTTTTTGGAAGTACAAAAGGGTAAAACTGATTTAGCAGAGGGCTATACAAACTTGTCTAAAGTACAAGTTAAAAACATTATTAAGTATATTGAGCAGGTAATCAGTGACCTTAATGCTTATGTTAATGTCAAAAAAGCACAAAAGGCACCACGTAAGCGTAAGGCAGTACCAGTTGAAAAACTTGTTAGTAAACTGAAGTTTCAAAAAGAATTTAAGGACAGTGCTACAAAATTAGAATTGGTAAGTTTACACCCTGTAAAATTACACGGTGCTAGTGAAGCGTGGGTTTATGATACTGCTAAACGTAAACTACATCATTACATTGCTGATGAATACAGCAAGACATTTAGTGTAAAAGGTAATACATTGCTAGGCTTTTGCACTAAACAAAGCGAAGTCAAAACACTTCGCAAACCTAGCGAACAGCTAAAAGAAGTTGTTGGAAGTAAGCCTGCCGCAAGAAAATATTTTAAAGATATTAAAGCAGTAAGTGTTGCCCCAACAGGACGTTTTAGTGAGACTATGATTATTTTAAAGGCATTTTAATATGAAAGAAAAAATTGGTAATTGGTTTGCTGATAACCGAATAAGAGTAGGTTATTTTTTAGGTGGACTAAATATTGCTGGTGGAATAAGCTTGCTACCATTGGGACAATATGCTAATGGAGCTATTCAGATTTTTGTTGGTTGTGTATTAGTTATTGATGCGTGGTTACAAAATGAATATTGATTTAAAGAAGTATAGTGAGTTTGTAAAAGAAGTAACAAGCACTGAGAGTAAAGACCTCACTTCATTTATGAATCGTTTAGATGTAATTGATGGGAATTATGACTTTCAAAAACATGAACATGGACCTAGCGTTAATGTCCCGTTGTTATTAACAGGGGCATTAGGACTGGGCAGTGAGACAGGTGAGTTTCAGGAAATCGTAAAGAAGATTTATTTTCAAGGCAAACCACTTACTGAAGAAAACTTGTTCCATATGAAGCGTGAATTGGGTGACATTATGTGGTACTGGATCAATAGTTGTAGGGCACTTGACTTAGATCCAAATGATGTTATTGCTGAAAATGTTAATAAGCTTAAAGCAAGATATCCTGGTGGTGAGTTTGATCCATACTATAGTGAAAATCGTAAAGAGGGAGATTTGTAATCGTTGGGTTGCCTGATAAATATATAAAAGGTAATTATTATGGCAGCCGATATTTTAGCAACCCCTACAAATTATGATTTAAACGAACTTAAATCAGCATTGTTTGAAAACTTACGTTTACGTTTAGGTGGCGACATAATTGACTTGGAGTTAGATCCACAGCATTATGAAGCTGCCTATAACTATGCCATAAAGATTTACAGGCAAAAAGCACAAAATGCTACTGTAGAATCATACACATTAATGACTGTAATTAAAAATGTGGACACTTACACGTTGCCTAGTGAATTCATAAATGTTAGAAGTTTGTTTCGTAGAACAGTAGGACTTGAGACCGGACCAAGTTCTACATCATTTGATCCATTTAGTAGTGCTATTCTCAATACGTATTTGTTAAATTATAATTATACAGGTGGTATGGCTACATATGATTTTTATGCTGGATATGTTGAATTGGCAGCACGTATGTTTGGTGGATATGTAACCTATACATTTAACCCAGTTACTAAAGTATTGCGTGTTGTGCGTGACTTTAAGGGTACAGGAGAGCGTATACTTATTTGGGCAGATATACAGCGTCCTGAAGTAGAACTAATCCAAGATCCAGGTGCTGGCGTTTGGATAGGTGATTACACACTTGCTGTATTAAAAGGCATAATAGGAGAGGCACGTGAAAAGTTTGGAACTATTGCTGGTCCTGGTGGGGGCACTTCATTAAATGGTGCTGCTATGAAAGCAGAAAGTAAAGAAGCACAAGCTGAATTACTTGACCAATTAAAACGTTATGTGGATTATAGCCAACCGTTAACTTGGATTCAAGGTTAACCTTAATTCTTTTATTTTTAATAAAACTGTAGTATTATATACTATCAGGAGATAGTAATGATTATCGGTGTTACTGGTTTGATCGGTAGTGGCAAGGATACTGTAGCAGATTATTTGTGTACATTTTATGGATTCAAGCGTTGTAGTTTTGCTGAAAGTTTAAAAGACGCATTATCAGCAATATTTGGTTGGGATCGTGAACTTTTAGAAGGATCAACAAAATCCAGTCGTGAATGGCGTGAACAAGTTGATACTTGGTGGGCTAAACGATTAAACATTCCTCATCTTACACCACGTTGGGCTATGCAGATTTGGGGTACTGAAGTTGCTAGAGAAAGTTTTCACAATGATATTTGGGTAGCCAGTGTTGAAAATAAATTACGTACAAGCAAAGATGATATTGTAATTACTGACTGTAGATTTAGTAATGAAGTACAAGCAATTAAAAACTCAGGTGGAATAGCTATTCGTATTGAGCGAGGGTCACGTCCTGATTGGTATGAATTTGCCGAACAATTTAATAAGGGTCCTAGTACAATAGGTTGGGCATTGAGTAAATCTGAACTTATGAAACGTAATGTTCATGCTAGTGAATATAGCAGTGTTGGTCTTGATTATGATTTCGTTGTTGATAATAATGGAACCATAGATGATTTACATCATAAAATAAATTCAATACTCAATTTGTAAATCTCCACGTTTCCAATTAACGTTTTTACGTTTTACAACTTCAATACAATTCAAACAAATTGTGCGTAAGTTATTAAGTTGTATATTTGTAAGACTGCCGTCTATGTGATATACTGTCATTTGTGTAATATAAATTGATTTAAATCCACATAAATCACAAACACTTTTCTTTTTATACCCAGACTTTTCCCAATTAGGAACTCTGGGTTTTAATTTTTGTTTTTTCCTACCACAGCTATCGCATATTTTACGATAGTAAACTTTACCATTACGCCAATAATTAACAGGACATACACTTATGTTACATTGTATACATATAGGCCTTATCATTTTAATATTTATTACCTTTAAAGGTACGATTATACCGTAAATTATAAATGTTTTTATAAATAGTAATAAGCAATACAGGTTGTAAACCTTAAAATTTTACGTTAAAGGAAAATAAAAATGGCACTAGTATCTCCAGGCGTTGAAGTAACGATTATTGATCAATCTCAATATTTACCTGCGCCCCCAGCAAGCGTACCTTTCTTTTTAGTAGCAACAGCACAGAATAAAGCTGATCCAACGGGGTTAGGTGTTGCTAGTGCTACAACAGCGGCAAACGCTAATAAACTTTACACCGTCACAAGCCAACGTGATCTTGTGACATTATATGGAACTCCATTCTTTTATACAACAGCAGGTGGAGCAGCGATCCAAGGATATGAATTAAATGAATATGGATTACTAGCAGCATATTCAGCACTTGGAGTAAGTAATCAAGTTTATGTATTAAGAGCTGATGTTGATTTAGCAAGCTTAGTTGGACAAACAGGTCGTCCAAGCGCAGCACCAACAAATAACACATATTGGTTAGACACAACGAATACAACTTGGGGAATTTACGAATGGAACGCTACAACAGCAACCTTTACAAATAAGATTCCTATTGTAATAACAGATTCTACTGATTTAAGTGGCAGTGCCCCAGCAGCAAGTATAGGATCACTTTATGATTATGCCGTAGTCAGCATTCCTGATTATAGTAGTCCTACCGCAACAACTGCTCCTGAGTATTTTTATAAAACTATCGTTAATTCAAGCGCTACTTGGGTAAGTTTAGGAAGTAATGGATGGTTAGGTTCATGGCCAACTGTACAAGGGACAGCAGCGAATCCTGCTCCAACAGCAGGAAACACTTTTACAATTACTGCTAGAAATGGTTCAACAAATAAATTTGTAATGACTATTACTATTCCAAACGATGGTGGTGGTACAGGAAGTGCTACAAGTGTAGCAACAGCAATTAATGCCTTAGGTTTAACAGAAGTTACAGCTGGTGTTGTAAGCAACAAGCTTGTGATTTATTCAAAACAGCAAAATGGTGATATAGGTGAAAGTCTTAATTTAGTTTTAGCTAATGGTACAGGAACTCCATTAACGGCATTAGGAATTACAGCATCTCCATATGCATATTATCAACCTGAAGTACAATATGGCACATCAGCAGAACAACCATTATGGGCAGCACTTCAAACTGAACCAAGACCAACAGGTAGTGTGTGGTTAAAGATGGGTTCAGCAGGTACAGGATTCACTCCAACAATGAGCGTTTACACAACAGCTACCGCAAGTTTTGTTCCTAAGACAGTCACAGTTCAAACAGGTGATTTAGCAGCAACAGCTAACCTTGACAGCACTGGTGGACAAGCTATCCCAGCTAATACAGTTTATGCTCAATATAATTATAATGGTGATTGGAATCAAGGTCCAATTTACTTTTGGAAACGTGTTGCTGTTGGACCAACAGTAATTACAGGAAATGACACATCACCAACATTTTCAGGAACATATAGTGCTACAGTAAGAGTAAGCGTTCCAAACAGTAACAGTTGGAGTAGCACTTATAACATTACAAGTTTTTCAGGTACAACAGCACAAAACTTTGTTGATACTTGGGCAGCAGCAGGTATTCCTTATACTGAAGCTGCTGTTTTATCAACTGGTGCTATACAAATTACACATACTGAAGGTGGTATAATTGAAGTTAATGATGTTGAAGATGGTGTATCAAACGGTTTGATGGCAGATGCAGGATTTACAATTGGAACAACTGATAGCGTTAAGTATGGCGACTTTGCTCCATTCTCAGCAGCTTTCGGAGACGATCTTGTAAGTCCAGCTGGTGGGACAGGCTTCGCTATTAATGTTACAAACAATAATGGTGTATACACCTTAGGTAGCATTACAGCACCAGGAACAGGTTATAGTGTAGGTAACTTAATAACAATAAATGGATCAACATTGTTTGGTGCTACACCAGATAATAATTTAGTAATGGAAGTTATATCAGTAAGTGGCGGAGGTGTTACTGGAGTTAGCTTGGTTTCAGGTACACCAATTCAAGCTTACTCAACATTATTGAGTAATTGGCAAGAGTTTACATATACAGTAAATGAAGGGGCTCCTGTAGCAGATCCAGCGAATAATACAAATTGGTATTATAGTGTAGTTGATGAAGTTGATATTATGATTAATACAACTACTGGTTGGAAGGGTTATAGAAATGTTCAATATGATAGTAATGGATTCCCACTACCAACAGGTACACCAGCTACAGATCCAAACGGGCCAATTATTAGTGCTACAGAACCAACACTTCAAAGTGATGATACTGCATTAGTATATGGAGACATTTGGATCGACACAAGTGATTTAGAAAACTATCCAATAATTTATCGCTGGCAGTCAGTGAGTGGGGTAAATCAATGGGTGTTGATTAATAATACAGATCAGGTTAGTGGTTCAGGAATATTGTTTGCTGACGCTCGCTGGTCAAGTAATCAAAGTACAATTGACCCAGTCAATGATCCTATTCCAACAATAGTTAGTTTGCTAACAAGCAATAACTTAGACTTGGATGCTCCTGACAATACATTATATCCAGTTGGAATGTTACTGTTTAACACAAGACGTAGTGGTTTTAATGTAAAGCAATTCAGAACAAATTACTTTAACTCAACAAGTTTCCCAGACGAGTCATTACCTACATACACAGACACATGGGTAAGTGTAAGTGGTTTACAAAGTAATGGTGCTCCATATATGGGTCGTAAGGCACAGCGTGCTGTTGTAGTTCAAGCATTACGTTCAAGTATTGATACGAACTTAACAATACGTGATGAAGATACGTTCTTTAATATCATGGCATGTCCAAACTATCCTGAATTACAACCAAATATGATTGTACTGAATGCTGATAGAGGCGATACAGGCTTTATAGTTGGTGACACTCCAATGAGACTAGCAGATAGTGCTACAGCAATTAATGCTTGGGCAACTAACGCAGCAGGGGCAACATCAACTGGTGAATCTGGATTAGTTACAAGAAATACTTATATGGGCTTGTTCTATCCAAGTGGATTAACAAATGATTTATCAGGAAACGAAGTTGTAGTCCCAGCAAGTCATATGATGGTGCGTACATTAATTCGTAACGATACAATCGCTTTCCCTTGGTTCGCTCCAGCAGGAACACGTCGAGGATTAATTGATAACGCATTAAGTATTGGATATATTAATGCCACTTCAGGTGAGTATGTTCCAACAAGAACAAGAGTTGGAATACGTGATGTATTGTATACTAATTTTATTAACCCATTAGTATTCTTTACAGGCAATGGTTTATTAAATTATGGTAACAAGAGTAGCTTTAATAGTCAATCAGCATTAGATAGAATTAATGTCGCTAGACTTGTTGCTTACTTGCGTAGACAATTAACACTTGCTGCTCGACCATTCATTTTTGAACCAAACGATGCGTTTACAAGAGGTCAAGTTTCTACAGTAATGGAAACATTAATGAATGAATTAGTTACTAATAGAGGTATCTATGATTATAGTGTTGTGTGTGATGAATCAAATAACACACCTGCTAGAATTGATAGAAATGAATTGTGGGTAGATATAGCAATTCAACCTGTTAAAGCAATTGAGTTTATATATATCCCTGTAAGAATTTTGAATACAGGTGAAGCAGTTGCTGGTACAGGAGTTTAAAGATAGATGGGTTTTTAACCCATCTATTTAGGGCATAAATAGTAGAACAGGAGAAACATACAAATGTCTTTAGCTACACTTAACAATCTTTCTGTGTTTGGATCAGATGGAGGTGTTGGTAATCAATCATTACTAATGCCTAAACTTCAATACAGATTTAGGGTAGAATTTTTTAATTTCGGAACTGATCCAACAGGACCACTTGCGTTAACTCGACAGGTAATGGATTGTGCTAGACCTCAAGTTCAGTTTGATGATATTACATTAAACGTTTATAACTCAAGGGTTTATCTAGCTGGTAAGCATACATGGCAACCACTTTCAATCAATGTACGTGATGATGCTAGTGGCGAAGTGTCACGTGCTGTTGGACAGCAATTACAAAAGCAAATAGACTTTGCTCAACAAGCAAGTGCTAGTGCTGGAATAGATTATAAATTTCAAACAAATATTGTAATTTATGACGGTGGAAATGGCGTTCTTGCTCCAAGAGAGTTAGAAGTTTGGGAATTATATGGTTGTTACTTACAGTCTGCTAACTATCAATCACTTAACTATGCTACAAGCGATTCTGTAAGTATTGCCTTAACATTACGTTATGATAACGCATTACAGAAACCAGATAATTCAGGAGTAGGAAGCCCAGTTGGAAGAGGTCAAGGTGGTTTAGTTTAATTTATGAATGAATATTTACGAGATTATAAGAATGCAGCAAAGATATTTAGAACAAATGTTTACAACAACGCTCCTAAATTAAAGTTTTTATTTCACACTTATTTTGATATTAATACCGAAGCTTATGATAAAGGTTTAAATACTGGTCATAACTTCGGTTTATTAGTTAGAGATGTTAAACTACCAAGTTATAGATTTAAAACAGTTGACTTAAATCAATACAATAGAAAAAGAATTGTACAAACTAAAATAGAATATGAAGAAGCATCAATAAGCTTTTTTGATGATAATGCTAACACAAGTAATAAATTATGGGAAGCATATTATACATATTATTACGCAGATGGGAGAAAACCTAAAGTTGTGTTTGGTGGTGGAACTCAAGGAAGTGCGCCAAACACACAAATTGGGGCAGGTGGCACTATTACAACTAATACTGTAGCAGATTATAATGTTAGAAATCCATATGTTGAATCAATTACAGGTAATGCAGATTGGGGTTATATAGGGGAATCAAATGTTCCTGGTAATGGATCTGGTAAAAAAGTTCCATTTTTTAGAAACATAACTATTTTTGGTTTTAGTCCTGGCAATAATTACACAGCATATACTTTAATAAATCCAATAATAACTAATTTTTCGCACGATACCTATAACTATGATGACGGGGGAGGAGTTATGAAAAATAGTATGAGAATAAGCTATGAGACAGTTGTATATAATTATGGAAATATGGGCGCACTAGATCCAGGTTCCATAATAAAAGGATTTGCTAATGTAAATTCATATGATACTAGTCCTAGTCCAAATTTCAAATACTTTGCTAGTTTTTAGGAACTGTTATGGCAGCTTATGTAAATGGAGGTACAACTAGAAATATTTTAGTTGCTACTCAAAAACAAAATACTTTTTATCAACGTTCTAGTATACAAGGAAATAACATTGGATATAATCAGTATCCAAAAAATATATTTCCTCAAACAATAGCTGCAGGTGAAAATATAACACGTAATATTAAGTTTGAAATTCCAACTCCCAATGGTATGACTCCTGGACCAAATGGGTTAGCTGGATCTCAAACTGTTGGCGCTTTAATAAGTCCACCAAATGTATCAGACGTTACAACAGCAGGAATTTAAAATGCCATCAATTAATAATAGAACAAATATTGATAGAACTGTTGAAATTTTTGATAGTTTTTACAACATTCAATATGTCGCAGATGCAAACAAATATGATGTTGTCTATAGTTATTTTTATGAAATAAATGGTAGTAAAAGTATTAGCGCAAATTTCACAGCAGCATTATTTAGAATAGCACAGCAAACAGGTATAGACGTTTTAACATTACTAAGTGAATTACAAGGTCTCCCAAATACTTTAGAGTTAAACAAAACAATCGCTTACTACTTGAACTTAATGAAGTCAAAAACCTCACTGTATGGGGTAAGCAGAATTCCTACCCCTAATCAATCTGTAGCGAGAAATGTAGTGGTATGATATGGCTAATTACGCACAAGGTTTTTATGATATAAAAAACCCTGAAAAGTATGTAGGAAATCATAAACCTAAATATCGTTCGGGATGGGAACTCACGTTTATGATGTTCCTAGACAATAATAAAAATATACTTAATTGGGCAAGCGAAGCAATTAAAATACCATATCGTCATCCAATAACTGGAAAACAAACAATATATGTACCAGATTTTTTTGTAGTTTATGAGAATAAACGCAAACAAAAGGTAGCTGAGATTGTAGAAATTAAACCTAAAAAACAAAGCTTGATAGAAAGTAGAACAGCAAGTGCTAGAGACAAACTGGCAGTTGTCATAAATCACGCTAAGTGGGCAGCAGCTAATGCTTATTGTAAAAGACATGGTTATACTTTTAGAGTCGTAACTGAAAATGATTTGTTTTACAACGGTCGCAAACCCTAAATAAATAAAACATGACAAAAAAATTAGAAGAATTATTTGAACTAGCAAGTTCAGACGATAATGACCTTGTAACTCCACTTCCTGAAGTAA